ATAACACCATCAAAGTATTGACCACGCAAGTTATCTGCGTTCTCAGAACCATATAAACTGATTCTTCTATCACCAAAATCAATCCTTAATTCACTATTATTCACTTTCGCCTGAACCACTCTCGTATAGTGTGTTAAGTAATCCCATGCGACTCGTTTTGCCTGAGCATAAGTTGGTGCTATGTACGCATATCTCGGTCTTATCTTCTTACACATTCCAGCTTGTCTAATTAATTCGATAATACCAGCTACAGTTTTTCCCATACGTCTATGGGCTACAGTTACCACAAAACGATAATTATTCAACGCATCGTGGATTTTCCTTTGTGGATTCCTCGCAGAATAATTTAACGATATCTGTTTTCTCATTCAGGTTTGTCGTTCTCACCAAAATTAATGACATACTCTATCGGTTGACCATTTGTACCTGATAACTCATGTTTGTCAACTTCTTTCCAACCAGCTCTCGCCTTTAACCAAAATATCTGTGCTGGTACACTTCCACTCTTCGCATTGTCATACAAGGCACTTCCAATTGTGAAGTTGGCATCTACTCTACCAACATCTAATTCTTCCTTGTAATACTTTCGTACAGTATCCACGTTTATGTGTAGCTTTAAAGCTATGTCCTGAACTGTAGTGCCAACTGCTGTGAGGGATTTTACTATTTTTCGTGATTCTTCTGTCGGTTTATGTCTTTTTCCTTGTGCCATTTGTCCTCTGCAAAATTTCCGAATGTCATATACGGATTCTGATTATGCGTCAATCAGCGGTGTCCATATTTAAAAACTTTCTATATATAAAAAACTTAATAAAAAAAATTATTTCTCATAAGTTATAATGTAAGTAAACACTTACTTCGCATATGTGAGTACTTACTAACATATATGTATTACTTTTATTGTAAATAAAAAGAAAATAAAAGCAAGTGAATACTTACCAACATAATATATTTATATTTCCTATTCTCATTAAGTATTAAATATATGTAATGGTTATTGAGTTCTTATCTATTCATTAATAAGTGTTAAACATTACAACATATTAATTATTTCTTTTATAGGTAACGAAAGTGAAGAAAGTAATAATCGCTTTAATCTTTCAAAAATAAACATTTTGTCTTAATTTTAACGATATTTTTACAAATTATTAATTAATTTACTTTTTTAAATACTTGATTTTATTATATAAATAAATATTTTTGTATAACTGTTTTACATTGTATTAAATAGGTGTTAGTATTGTATTAAATACATCAATTAGAAAGGATAATAAAATGAAAAAATATACTAAAAAAGTAATAGAAAGTTACATTGAAGTATTTAAACAATGTAAAGAGTTAAAGAAAAAAGAAAAACAAATAAAAGATGAGTTAAAAATATACTCTAAACATTATAATATACATTTGATAAAAGGTTTATCTAATTATATATGTATAGATAAGATTAAATATTCAGATATTAAGAAAGAATTATTGAAAGATAAAGTAAATTCTGTTGATAGTTCTTTTATTAGTAATAATTCTGAAATGGTGGAAAAAACAACAATTAGTTTTAAACCATTATGATTATATTTATTATAAGTTACTTAATATTAAATTTAATGTTAATTTCTCCAGTTCTTTATTTACTCAAGAAAGGATAAAAATATGTATTCAATCTATTATATAAAAGGTTATAAACACAATTCCAAATTAAAAACAAATCTACATTTTGATTTTTTTAATTCGATGAATGGTTTTAATGATGATGAAATAGAAAGAATTAAGAATTTAAAAAATAATAAAAGTCTGGAACTGTATGGACATGATGAAAAAATAATAATATTTAAACACAATGAAAGGTTTACTAATGAATAATTTGGAATTTAATCATTTTAAACACTATTTAAATAAAAATTTACTTGATAGTGACATTAAAATTTCTATAGATGAATTATTATGTACTAGTTTTAATAATTCTCATTATCTTAAAAACATATTAACCAATGACCAAATGGACAATATATTGTTGGATATTGTTAAATTGGTACATTATCATAAATTAAATGAAGAAAAATTAACTATTTATTATGATTTTTTTAAAGATAAATTTTCTTTAACATTTATTGATTATTCTATAGATGATGAAATAACAATATTTAATAATCAAGATAACCTAGTTAATATCGTTAATTATTTATCCAATAGAAATTTTAAACCAATAATTAAAAAACAATTATTGAACGATGATTTATCAACTATATTTCAAGAAATAACATTAAATTTTTAAAGAACTATTATAATTTTAACAAATAAATTATTATATTTCAATAACTTATATTAGAAAGGATAAAAAAATGTTAAGTAACTCACAACAATTAATCGAACTCGTATTAAATCAAAAACAAGAATTTGAAGAATACTACAAACAAGAAAATGGAAATTCTATAAAAATTAATCAACTAAGAGATAACCATTTTAACCAAATACAAACATTATTAAAAAGTAAATTTTTTCATGGTGTTTTTAAATATAAAGATGATGAATATTTTTCTAAACCATATTTAATTAATCAGTTCAAAGACTTTGTACTTAATATTAATGAATTTGGTATTTTTAATAAATCTCAATATCTCCAACAAGTGGAATATCCAAAAGTTATATTTCGTTTTAAGTGTGTATATTGTCCTAAAATTATAATTGAAAATTGTGACTTTGAAAGTTTTAAAACTAATCTATGTATGTATTCATTTATAGATGGTTACAACAAAATGTTTAACAATTACCAACAACGATTAAAAAATATTAAATAATTTTATTAGAAAGGATAAAAAGATGAAATTTAATTGTAAATATATAATAAATAAAAAAATAAGAGAGAATAGAGTTTTCAATTTGTACCATTTAAAATGGTACTTAAGATTTAATGGTTTTATATATGATGATATAAATATTATTAAATATAAAAAAAATGTTGTTTTAAATGGTATTAATTCATTTAATACTCCATTTAAAATACTTATCAATAAAATACATTAGAAAGGAAATAATTATGAAATTTAATAAAAAATTTTTAGAAAGTCATATTGAAATAATATCTATTTCAGAAAATGGAAAAACTAAAAAACATGATACAGTCGAATTTTTTCGAACTGGAGGACAATCAATATTAAAAAATAATAGAAAGGATAAAAAAGATGGATATATTCAAAAAAAATAGATTGAAAGTTTTATTAGACTGTTTTAAATATGAAAATTTTTTCTTACTTGATGAAAATTATTTAAGTTTAGACGAAATTAAAGAAATTTTAAAAAAAGAATATAATTATTCAGATAAACAGATAAAAAGACTTGAAAAATAATATATTAACTATAAAAGGATACGTTTTTTTAAATTCGTATCCTTTTTTTTATGGTTTTTTAATAATTTATTTAATATTTTATTAAAAATCTATAAAAACCATTCAGAAAGGTTAAAAAATATGTAAAATCCTGTAATAATCGTTAGCCATACAACTTTATTTTTAAGTTGATATAATTACCTAATTTGTATAATTTAAATTGAATGGCTAGACTTATATAAAGAGTTTTTTTATTAATCTTTTTATAATCTTACTTTTTTAAAAATTTTGATAAAAAAATATAATATTTTAATTTTTTTCATGTTAGTGAGTACTAACTAACATTGATTTATAGCGAAGTGAATGTTTACTAACTAAAATTTAACCAAAATTGTATTTACTTCTAATCGAAAATCGGGGCGACGCTAAAATTGACCAAAATTACATTTGACAAAAATCGAAATTTACAGCGACGCTAATTATAAGACATAACGAAAAGAGCAAGTGATTCGGTTTCGTGAACTATTGTCTTGACGCATACGTTTTGATACACCACGTTTTAATGGTTTCTTGAACTTTGATGTATTACTAAATTTACCTACATGACTTGGTTTGCGAGTAACAACCCAATTTTTACTCTTGTTCCTGTAATAAATCATACTCGGTTGAGATGTTGTAGATAAAAAGGTATAACCTTTCGATGTGTAATATTCTCCAACAAAGTCAGATAATTTATTACCAATACTCATACCTTGATAATCTGGTAACACTACAGTTCTGTGTGCTTTCTTAATATTTCTTACTGTTGGGTGTGGAAAATGTATAACAGATGAAATAGCGACTGGTTTATCCCATAAAAGTGCCACAAAACATTGAGCAGTTGGATTAATACTTGTATTTAAATAATGATATTCTTTAAACAGTTTCCAAACTTGTTGCTCTGATTTATAAACTTCAATGTTAAGTTCTGGTCGCCTAAGACGCCCCCTAAACAATTCGTTCTTGTTTACGTCAAATACCCAGTCAGGTTCTAACCATTCTAAAATATCATAATGACATGAAACAGCGACAAATCGTTTTTTTGTTTTTCTTACGAACTTATTAATACAATGACTACCGATTTTAGCCACCTGTCTGTCTACAACTGACGTAAATTCGTCAAAACATACTAAGTCTTTACTTTCTAACAATGCTCGTACAACATTCACTCTAAACTGTTGACCTGTACTTAACGCATCATATGGTAATAACCACAATGGTGGACTTGCAAAACCAATTGCACCAAGACATTTGATTATATCTTTTACATTTATTTTTTTATCAAATTCGTCAACAAATGATGATTTACTCTCCCAAGTTATATCTTTTACATAATTATCTTTAAATAGTTTTTTAGCTAAACTGGTTTTACCACTACCTGATGTACCAACGATGACACCAATTTGCCAGTCAAAGGTTAAATCAATGTCAAAATCAAATTGTTTTTTTAGTATGGATTCTGGTTGTAGGTCGTAGATACCACAGATTTGTTCAGTTCTAAATGTTTTTTTATATGGTGTTTGTTTTAAAAACTTAACACTTTGCATTGATACCCTCTGTTTTCAAGTTCTTCATAGAGTTCCTCTTGTTCTTGTACTGATTTTAACTCTACTAATACTTCAAATTTTTCTTCTAAGTCCAACTCGTTAGTGTTTTGTTCTTTTATATCTTCCACTAGGTCAAATTCTAACTCTTTCAATTCTCTGTCATCAAAACCAAGTATATTAAGATTTATGTCTGAGTTCTTTAAACTCGCTATTTCTAACGACAATATACCTTTATCAAAACTAGAATTTTGTGCTATTTGGTTATCTGCTATGATGAACGCTTTTTTTTGTTCTTCTGTTAAGTGTTCTATCTTTATTGTAGGAACTGTTTTCATCTTTAGTCGTTTTGCGGCTTGTACACGACCATGACCAGCTATAATGTTGTTCTTACTATCTATAAGAACTGGATTGTTAAATCCAAATGACTTAATGGACTCTGCTATTTGTCCTATTTGTTTATCACTATGAAGTCTTGCATTATTCTTATAAGGAATTAGAGTTTCAATAGCGACTTGCTCTATTTGTTCCATTCAAAGATATTAGCAGATGTTTTTTATAAAGTAAACTTTTTAAAAGTTTATTGGTCGTGTTCCATATCTAACTGGACCCTTACCACTACTATCGCTATATGGATTATAGCCAGGGATTGTATATTTTGTTTGTCTTGTATAAATTGGCTCACCACTACTTGTGTAACCACTAACAACATCTCTGAAAACTCTACCACTTTGCCCAGGGACATTTGCTCGTTCACCTAATTCAGTAAATGATGTCCAATTAGTATATGGGTTAAATGCTGGTGGTTTATCTTCAACTGGTGTTACTGGTTGAACTGGTGGTTGATAAATATTACTTTGCATAGGTGTAAAAGTTGGTGACTCCATTGGAGTAAATTCAGGTGGTGGTTCACCTATACCCATTTGACTTGGACTTGGTGGTGGTTGCATCATTGGTTGATTGAATGAACCAAATGGGTTATAGGATTGTTGCATCATAGGTGGTTGTAACAACGATTGATTCATAAAAGAACCTCTATTGTACATATAATTAGGCATTGCCATATAATTAGGCATACCAAATGGTGTGAATGACATTGGTGCTGGCATAAAACCAAAATTTGTACCTGTAACCTGTTGACCAAAAAATGGATTATATCCTATTGGGTCATATGCGTTAAATGGTGCACCAAAATATCCACCACTCATACTATTTTTCTCCTAGATTTTTTTGTTTTACTTTTTTTCTTCTTTCTATTTTTAGCTAAAGTTTTTAAATCAGCACCTGTAATTTTATCACGAGGTGGTGCGACTCGTGCAAGTTTTTTTTGTTTTGATGAATATTTACTAAATGGCATTATGCTTTCATTCTCGCTTTAATTTTTTTCTGGACTGATTTTGGTAATTCGTTTAGGTGATATAACCTTTGACTACTTGCTGTGTGTGTTTTACCACTATGTAGTTGTCCATTAGGCATTTTGTGATACTCGCCTTTATGTAACCTACCTGACTTAAAGTAATGTGGTACGCCTTTTGCCATTTACTTTTTCTTTTTTGTTTTCTTTTTTTTCTTTTTTGGAAAACCAGCTTTCATATTTGCATATGCTTCTTTACTGATTGTAGATTTCTTTTTAGTGCGACTAATTCCTTTTTTACGTCTTTTATTTATATTTTCGTATAAACTCATTTGTTAAGCTCGTCTTGTGTATTTTTTTTTCTTAACTTTTGCAACTTTTTTGTTTTTAGATTTTTTACCATAACCCATACCCATATCTGCATTTAGGTAGTTCTTCATCATTAACATTGCTCTTTCATCGGTCATTGCCATAACATTTCCTTTTAAAAGATGTCCGACTCAATCAAGAATCGGACATTAGTTTATATCTATTGTTTTCGGAGGGTAAACAATAATCATAGGTTAGCATACTGTGTAAACTTGTCAAATGAATTATTTTCTAGTGGGTTCATTAATAATGGTGTATTAGTGAACCCCCTTTAGGATATTACTAATTTCAAAAAAAACAACACAAAGCAAAGGTCAACTTGCTCTGTAATTTTTTATTTGGTGTTTGACTTGTATGACTTTATAACTTATACTAGGATTATATTTTTAGAAAGGATAAATTATGAAAGTAAAAGTAGACGATACTATTAAGTTTAAGTTACCAAAAGTTATTGAGGATTATAAGTCGATAGGTGGTAGTTTAAACTCATTACAAGATTCTCTTATAGATTGTGTTGGTACTGTGATTGACGTTTGGGAAAATGGTCAAGGTGTACAGGTTCATGTCCATTATGATGGTCAATTTGAGTTACCAGTAGACATATCTTTAGTAGATAGAGTGATTAAGACACATAGTGGTAGTGCGTATGATAGAGGTAGTGCAGACAGGTATTACAATCGTGAGAGGTCACCACATTTCTATTACAATAAAAACAAAGAAAACGAGATATTAATAGAACAGTCAAGAATGACTGATTTAGCTATTGATGACTACAATCTTGGTTACGATTTTGAAATGGACAGAAAGGTATGGGAGTAACATGAAAAAAATATTTCCAGTATCAGTAAAGTTTTTTAATAAAGATTTAATTTATACAGAAACTGAATGTGCGTATAAAGTAAAGGATAACTCGATTTATTGGACATCGTTGTTTGATGACCATGAAAAAGGTTATGAGTGGTGGAATAAACATAGTGATACATTTCAATGGAAGAAATTAGATGATTGGTCATATCATGTACCTAACAGAGAGGTAAAGAGTACATGGTCAGACAAACATATAATTATTGATATGTTGAAGTTTGTTAATCCACAAGTTAGTCAATTTGATAATGAATAAGGAGATTATTATGAATCAACCTTTTGTAGCATTTCGTGTGACAGACGAAGAAAAAAAAGAAATAAAACACTTTATGATTGAATGTAAATGTAAAACATATAAGGAATTGTTATACTTAGCTATGGATTTATATAAAAACAATCAGAATAAGTGAGAAAACGATTTATATTTTTATCTATTGTTAATTTTGGTGTTGTAATTGTATTAATTAATTACATTATGTTTCTTCACATCAAAGTAGAAATATTAAAGGGAGATGTACTTAATGTGGTCGGTAATATTCGTGAAGCGTGTTACTACTTTTCGGAACAAGAGTTTAAACAAAGTAAGGAATGGTATGAACTACAAATCGAAAACTGATAGGTCTTATCCAAACAAATATTTAGAAACACAAAGATTAAAAGCAATACAGTTTCTCAAAGATAAAAATATATGTGCTAGTGATTTAATAAAAATATTAGGAGATAAACAATGGGAAAATTTAAAGAAAAAACCATCGAAATGGAAGAAAAAACAGTAAATGTCAAGGTTGACGATTTTAGTTTTTTACGAACCATCAATGTAAATCATGCAGTTGAAAAGAAAGGAAACCTAAGTTATGTATCTTGGGCAAATGCGTATGACATATTAATGCAACTAGACCCAAGGGCAACATATCATCACCATGAGTTCGAGGTATCTCGTATTCTTGAGGGTAAAAACAATAGTTATCTTATTACAGAGAAACAAAAGTACGAAAGTTTACCAAATGGAACAGCGATGGTTTATGTAAGTGTTACTGCATTTGGTAAAACTAAAACAGCACATTTACCTGTTATGGACTACAAAAACAAACCTATAGCTGATTTTGACTCGTTTCAACTAAATACAGCAATGCAAAGATGTTTGGCAAAGGCAATTAGTCTACATGGAATTGGTTTATACATTTATACTGGTGAGGATTTACCACCTAATCCAGAAATAGAAAGAAAAATAAAAAAATGTAAAACATTAGAAGAACTGAAAGAAGTTTGGGAAAGTTTTACAGTTGAAGAACGTAACATGGGTATTACTTACAAGAATCAGAAAAAAGAAGAATTATCTAAAAAAGAAACTGTACAGGGAGAGGTAGATGAAACAAAGAAGTGATGAATGGTTTGAGGTTCGTAAGAATCGACTAACTGCATCTGATTTTGCGAGTGCGTGTGGTTTGAATAAATACAAATCACGACAAAAACTGTGGGAAGAAAAAACTGGTAAGAAACCACCTGATGAAATTAATGTTGATATGCAACGTGGTATTGATTTAGAACAATCAGGTATAGATGTACTAGAGGTTGAAACTGGACATATAGCAGAAGAAATTGGTTTTAGGATACATAAAGACCATGATTGGTTAGGAGCAAGTCCTGATGGAATTATTGGTGATAAATTTGTAGTAGAAATAAAATCACCAAGAGTTGTACATAAGGAAGTTCCTGAATTGTATGTGCCACAGATACAAGGTCAAATGGAGATATGTGACATAGACCAATGTTATTTTATAAGTATTAATGAAGATGGTCATAACATTTTACTTATAGATAGAGATAAGAATTACTGGAATGATATGTTTGTACAATTACAAGAGTTCTGGGAATTTGTAAAAACTGACACCAAACCACCAATAAGGAGAAAATAATGTCAAATCAAGAAGATTATTTTAAAGATAAAAACAATGTTGGAACTGTATGGAAAAACACCAACAAGACTAACGATAAACAACCAGAGTTTAGTGGATTAGTCAAAGTTAATGGTGAGATATACAGATTAGCTATTTGGGATAATGGTAAGAATTTATCACTTAAATTTCAAAGTAAAGACGAATATCAACAATATACTAATAAATCATCACAACCAAAAACAATAGATGATTTAAAAGATGATGTGCCATTTTAGAAAGGATAAAGATGAACTTTTATGAACGATTACAAAATATGTCAAATGACAAATTAAATGCGTTGTACAGCCAACTCACAAGTGGAGTTGGTGGTACAGGAACAAAAGACACACATTTATTAAGACTTGTAGAAGAAGTTTTATATGAAAGAATGGAGTCACATGACATTGAAAATTTACATGAATAATAATTATGGCTAGAAAAAAAGAAGATATAGATTACGAATACTTATGTGGTCAAATTGATTTTATCAAAAAAATATCGAAAGATAAAAACTTTGATATATCTTATGTATTACAGCTTGTAAGGATTAAAGAAATATCTGAAACAAATAGAGTATTACAAGATATTAGAGATAATCTTGATTTGATTACAGAGGTAATTGAAACTCAACATTAAAAAAAGGTAAGACTATGGCAACGAGAATGTTAAGGCAAGGAATATGGAATAGTGAGAAATTTAACTGTTTACCATCAGATACTGTTCGACTATGTTTTTTGAGGTTGATTAGTGAACAAGATGACTTAGGTAATTTAGAGGGTAATATTTTTGGATTATTTAGATTGTGGCGAGATTTTGATGGTATTACATCTATTGACAAAGCAACATTGGTATTAGAACAACTAATCGAGAAAGATTTAGTAAGAATGTATAAAGGTAAAGAAGATGATTCTAGTGAGGAAAAAGATTACATTCACATACTAAATCATAGACAAAGAGTTCGGTACTTTAAAAAACTTTATCCAATTAGTCCATTTCAGTTAGATGAGGAACTTAATAAAATCAACAATTTAAAAGAAAAAAAGACAGGTGTAAGACCGACTCAAGGTATACTTAAGACAGGTTCAAGCTACATAGATATAGATATAGATAAAGATATTGATATAGATAATATAAGTTTAGCTAAAGCAAAACATCTTGTAAAAAGTGATGATGTAGTAGAGATACTTACATTTCTTAATCAAAAATCTGGTCGTAATTTTCCAATCTATAAACCTAATGGAAAACAAACTAAAAATTATGAGTTAGTACGTCAGTTACTTAAAGATGGTTATTCTAAAGATGACATCAAGTCTGTAATAGCTAAGAAGAATAGAGAATGGAGTACACAACAAAATATGTCCATGTACATTAGACCACAGACTTTATTTAGTAAATCAAAGTTTGAACAGTATCTTGGTGAACTAAGTGAGGTCAGTAAATGAATTGTCCTGATTGTGATAGACAGTTGTATGGTGACACTTGTTCTTGTGGTTGGACTAAGAATAAAAGTCATGTAACTGGTAATCCATTTAAGTATGGTATTGAGATTGATGGTATTTGGCATGATAGACAATGTGCTAGAGTTATTAACAGTAAACGATGTGGAAGATATGGAACAGTATCTATTGGTGGTGGTTCATATTATTGTAGTGAACATATAGATGATGAACTTGGTACAACATTTACAAAAAAAGATAATTCAGGTCACATGAGGAATATTAAAGATATATTGAGTTTATCTATTAAAAGGAGAATTAAATGACAGAGATACAAAAAATATTGTATGACGCAGAACAAAAAGCAAAACAATTTGCACAAGCAGAAAGTGATAGAGTTTATTTAGAAGAATTTAAAAAATCTAAATTAGCAATATTAATGAAAGAATTTAACCAGCAAGGATTTGGTGCGATATCAGCACAAGAAAGAGAGGCAAGGTCACATAATGAATATATTGAATTATTAAAAGGTTTGACAGAGGCGACAAAAAAATCAATGCAACTTAAGTATGAGTTACGAGTGATTGAATGGAAAGTTATGTTACATCAAACTAAACAAGCAGACAGACGTGCAGAAATGAAGTTAGTAAATGCACAGTAAGAAGTTTAGAGAGTTAGCAAAAATATGTCCCCATTGTATGTCTTGTGGTTTAGAGAATCCAAATGGGGATTTATTATGTTTGGCTCATAGTAATAATTATGAAGATGGGAGAGGATATGGACATAAAAGTGATGATTTGTTTGGTGCTTTTTTGTGTCATAACTGTCATATGATGGTTGATGGACAAATAGGAAAATTAGATAGATTTGAAAAAAGACAAAAACATAATCAAGCATGGCAAAAATCAATTAGATGGCTTATTAGAGAAAACCTCATTACTTTACGTTCCAAGTAGTAAAGAAATTAATGATATTGTTGATAAGACATTTGGTTTACAATTTTGTCATCATTGTAAAAAAAAATTAAGTTGGACTAGTGCAAAAAGTATTGGTAACAATACAGATAAAAAATTATGTAGATATTGTTGGAATAAAAGATATGGTTAATTCAAGAAATAAAGGTTATCGTGGTGAAAAACTGTTTCGAGATAAAGTCAAAGAACAACTAGGAATAGAGATACGACCACCATCGGTAGGAAGTGCTGGTGATGATGGAAAACTTAGAGAGTTTTCTTGTGAGGTAAAAAATTGTAAAACAATACAATTTAACAAATGGATAGAACAAGCAAAAAGTAATTCTGATGGTGAGAATTGGTTACTTGCAATAAAAAAAATTAATTCAACTGAATTTAATTTTGTCGTGAGTGAAAAAACATTTTTTAAACTACTACGAGTCTATATGGACACTATGTAATCTATATGAAAAAAAACTACCCAATAATGTACCAATGTAGCAATGATGAGATAAGAAAGATACTTGACAATGCACTAGGTAAGCAGTATTGTAAACGATGTAACAAAAAAGTTGACCATTTAGAAACGAAATACCCTGGTATGCGAGATAAAGGTTACTGTTTAAAATGTTGGAATATTTGTTATGGTCGAGATAAAAATTATTAATTAAAAAATTTAGGAGGGTAAATGATTACCAATGATAATAGATGGTCGTATTGTCCAGAAAATGTTACTAAACTTAAATATATGTTGGATAGATGTAATCCAGATTGTAATTATAAAGTATGGAACTCAGTTGTTAGGTCTATTAAAACATTAGTTATAGAAAATAATTGGAATGATGCAGAATTAAAAGAAATAGTTATTAATTGGTGTAAAAAAGCAAAACAAGATAAAAATAGTTGGCATAAAAATCCAATAACAAAATTAAAACAATTAAACCATTTTTGGAACAATCCAAGAATTAAAGGCGTAAAACCGATACATATAGAATCTTTTGAATTTTATTACGAAACATACTTTCGCCAAAACACTATAGATTACGATAAAGAGTTGGATATTCCAAAGAATCCTGTGTATGAAACAATTCAACAAGAAATTAAAAATAGACCAAAAGTACAAGAATATAAACCTAATCGTGAGTATAAAGCACTACATGAGATTATGTACACATTATCAAGACTTGGTAAATTTTTTAATATTAAAAATACATATAGTACATATGGGAGAGATAAAGATTTTATTTTAATATCAGAATTAAAAGACATTGTAAGTATGATGAGTCAATCAAATCCAAACAAATATGTTGAAGTAAGTTTTGCTGATATAAACAAATTTATGAGTAGAGTCTATAAAACAAGTTTTAAAAAAGGAACAAGAAAATTTTGGATTAACAATAAACAAAAAAAAAGAGAGGGTTTTAAATTGTTAAGTTTGAGTAAATTTGCTCAAGAAGTAAAAAACACATTTCATCTTGATAATTTTGATATTCCTCATATAGAAAGTTCTACTGATAAATTACTAAATAATATTTCTACTGCTAATAGTGAAGTTAATGGTACAAAAAACGATTCTCATAATGATTTAGAAAAGATAAAATCTAAAATAGAGTATACAAAAGAAATTATGGATATGACTCTTGATAAATTGTATGAGGAACTTAAAATCAAACAAAATCAAAACACTTGATGGTCGTGAATTAGAATCATGGTCAGAAGAATATAGATTGTATTGTGAGGCAAAACACATTCTAACTACTTATAAAACGAGTCAAGAAAGACAATCGTGGTTAATGAAAATAAAAGATAAAAGAGGTATTGATGGTTACAATATAGTTAGAAATGAGATGATAAGACTACATAAATCCAGACCTGACTTATTTGCTTAATGTAAAAATGACTGATATAATGTAGTTTCTCTATTACCAATTTACTTATCCTTTCTAATAAGTCTTACCAAATAATAGAGTTTAACCAGTTTGTAGAAATATGAACTGGTTTTTTATTTATACAACGTATTTGTTTGTTCCATTGTAAGGTCATCATCAGAACCTATTTCTCTCATAAAATAACTACAACCTGATGTATGGACTTTTTTATCTATAACACATAAAACCTTGTCTGGCTCTAATTCTTTTTCAAATGATACGCAGTAGTAACATTTTATTCTAGGTAAATTTAAATTGTCTTGTTCCATTACTATCAATCGTTAAAAACATTTTTCTTGGTTTAGCATTTACTTCTGCTATAGATAAATGTACCCAATCGTCAAACTCACAAATACATTGGTCAACTGTATCTGATAAGTATGAATCTTTTAAGGTTCTTTAGTTCTATTTCCCCAGGGAAATTAACGATATTAAGCCGCTTTGCTGTTTCACTTCTAGTAAACTCTTGTAATTTAAAATTATCCGATAATCTCATTTCTTATCCTTTATAAAATCATTCTTTTGCTTAGAACCAGAACTACTTCCAAAATAGTAAGCAACGACAGTTGATGCAGTACCACCAAGCCAACCGATTGCTACATTGACTAGACCTATATCTGCATGAGGACTTGGGAAAAAGGTTACAGCACCAATGTAACCAAAAAAAGCTGTCATGGTTAATATCGCTAAAACTGTAGGTGTATGGTCACCTAGTGCCATTTGTCTTTTTCTTGCACTATCTCTATCGTCAGCATGTATTTTTTCTACATCAATCTCTAACTCTTTCATTTGTATCTTGAACGCTTCATCTGACTTTTTTAACGCTGAAAGTTGAGCAGGAGTTGCTAGTTCTAATGCAGTTGATATCTCTTTATCTGTACCATTTTCTTTACCTAGTAATGCTTGTGATACAACTCTACCAGCCATGCCACCTATGGGACCACCAAGTGCTGTGCCAAGTGTTGGTGCAACAGCAGTTAATATTGACTTTGCTTTTTGTAGTATTTCCATTATATCTCCTTACATTTCCAAAGAACTTCTAACCATAATATTACTGTAAAAGAAACAAAACAACATAGTAAAAAAAATAAAATCATTAAAAATATTTCTTTATCCATTATTTTCCTTTACCTAAAATCATTTCTATTAATGTAACTATAATCCATGCAGTAAAACTTAACAAACCAGTAATAATAAAACCATCTCTGATTCTTTCAAGTATTACTCTTTTTCTATATTTAGCTTGTTCATCTGCCTCTTGTTGTGCTTTTCTTAATCTTGACCGCTCTTTAACTAAATCTTCCCATATCTGAGCATTGCCACTCCATACTAACGACTCTCTTAAAGACTTCTCTGCATCTCTTAACTTTTTTCTGTTAAGAACATTTGTCATTGCTTGTTGGTTGAGAGATTTATTCTTTTTACTTTTTTCTTGTTCTTTTTTTGCTTCTTCTTCGATAACATTTTTTGCTGAGAAAAACTTATCAAGTTCCTTTGCTATCTCACTTGTATCTTTAGCGAGTTTAATTCCAGTTTTTATACTCTTAATTGCTGTCGTTGCAACAGCCATTGCAGTTACTGGGTCTATGGTATCACCCCATCTTCAATACTATGGACAACAACAATATGATGATAGCACCAGCACCAGCTATCATAATGTGTTCTATTCTTTTGATTCGTAAAATTGTTTCTGTCCATCTTTCTTCACAAACTGCCTCATGTTTGGCAAAGTGTTTTTCCAACTCCTGTATGTTCATGTTAATCTGCATCTGCAATAGTCAAAGTTCCAGCATCTACTTGACGCATGATTTCAATGTAATCGCTATTACTTTGTGACATAGGAACATAAGTAACAACACCATCAACAGTAATTGCTATTGTATCATTTTGATTTGTTTCTGGGTCAGTTACATATTTTGCATTTGTAATATTCATATTTATAACTCCGAGTTTAAGTGAACATACGCATCTGCTGAATCAGTCCTTAATTGGTAAGTATATACAGCAGTTAAACCAGATGTGTTACAAGAAAAAGAAACATGAGTAGGATTAGCAATGTCTGGTCTAATTCCACTTACACTACTAATTGTTTTATTAGATGTATTACTGTTTCTTAAAACTATATCATTTAAAGTTATTGATGGTTTTGCTCTTAAGGGTGTTGGCATATGAAATATAGGTGTTGCCGCTGTAGTTCCAATAGCCGACGCCGCCGCAATTCTATCACCAGCCGAACCAGTTGAATATTTAAGAAAATACCTTTGACACTTATTTAAAATTTTTTGGAATGGCTCAAACTCAAAATCTGTTGCTTTGCTTCCAACCTCTAATTGACACCCTGTCATATACCATTCGTTACTTGTAGAGTCAGCTAAATTAACTTGACCAACTGCTCTGTTTGCCGCTACTGTTGTTGCCCAAGATGTTTGTAAAGTTCCTGATGTAAGGTCAGAACCAGCGGCTAAATGCCAAACTACAATTAAACTTAATCCATTATCATTATCAAATGCTCCTGTTGTATCACCATCAAATGTTAGTTCTTTTTTCTCCCATGTGTTAGATGCTGATACGGTATATGCTTGACTAATAACTCTAGTATTATCTTGGTCATTTAATTCAATTATATAAGTTCCTGTTTTGTTTGTTTT